CGTAATTTGACATCTATTATTTCTCCTTATACGTCCAACCAGTTGTTGCATCTCCAGAGAAGACTAAACAAAAAGCGGCGCCTTGTGTATTAACTGTTAGATCAGATGCTGCATTAGCTATATTAGATCCATTTCTTCCAACAGTCAATGCGTTAGAATTAAAATCATAACCTTGGTCTACAAATGAGACTTCATCTCCTGTAGCAGGTGAAGCTGGAAGCGTAACCGTTACTCCTCCACCACTTGTATTTACTAAAAGTTGAGCGCCAGCTTGAACTGTTTCAGCTGCTGAAATTGCTCTCCAATTTCTTTGCTCAGATAATTTTACAACGTTTGTGCCATCAGAATATAATACATAGTTGTTTCCTTCACATAAAAGAACACCTGTACCTGATGATGTTTTGAAAGTTAAAGTGTTTCCTGCATGTAGTAAAACCACCAATAGCTTGTTCTAAAATAAGTAAGTTTGTATTTGTAATTTGACCCCAAGTTCCCGAGTTTTCACCGGTTGCTTGAACTGTAAGTTTTAGGTTAGCAGATGTTGAATTAGCCATTTTTTAATTCCTTATACGTTCATTTTATAAAAAATAAGAGTTTGTGTCAAACTCTTTATGCAGCCACCTCTTGCCATCCTGGAGGTGTTATAGGCGCTGAACCTGTATTAACTTCGTTCCAGATTAAAGCATTAGCAGAACCTTGGTTCATAGTCAAGCTTAAACCTGTAACTTGTATATCAACATGAATATTAATACTAAATGCTGAAGAAAGCCTTGCTTCTACTGGGAATCCTGTCGGCACTATTTCTTGACCAGGGACTGCTGTAACTGTTCCTAATCCAGCCGTTAATGCAATTCCTGAAGGAGTTGCACCTGCTCCGGCTTGACCCACAGCTGTTCCTAAATTTGCAGTTACTAAATTTCCAGTTAAGCCAGCATCAGGAGCTGGATCTACAATACCAAGAGTTGCTTGTGCTATGTTTAAAGTGTTAAGAGTAACAAATGCCTCTCCTTTAAGTGATAAATTACCTGCAGCTGCAGTCATTGCAATACCTGTTACATCGACGTTTGCAAACTGACCTTCAACACCCCAACCATTAACATTCCAACCTTGTCTACCCCAACCTGTTTGGTTAAACGCATCTACGGTTCCAAGACCCATAGACATTGCATTACCTGTAGCCATAGCATCCGGACCAGCGTCTGCTGTGCCTAAAGCTGAAGTCATTCCAAAACCTACAGGAAATACTTTTCCAACAATGTCGATTGCGACTGTTCCTAAATTTGTAGTAATTAATTGATTGTTATTTGTAGATGGACCTGCGCTAGCACCTGCAGTTATTGCAACACTTCCAAGAGTTGCAGTTACAGCATCACCTGTAGCAATGAGATTGGCGGCAACACCCCAAGAATTGTCTCCCCAATTTTTTGCACCCCAACCAGCGTTAATCTCTGCTGTAATTGAAACAGAGTT